TGGCGGAGGCAGTTGCAAACTTCAAAGGAGTGACAATCGATGCCGAAGAAGACAAACCAAAACGGCTCCCCCAAAAAGAAGCGTCACCCGAAAGCATCCCCCCCTCAGTTGCCGCCGCAATCCGGAATCACGAAATATCAGCGCGACTCCTTAAAAGAACTGCAAAGCGAGATTCGGGAGAGGAGGCTGGAGGCTCTTCGCCTGTACAGGCCGAACCCGAATCAGGAGAAGATACATGAGTGCCGAGCGTCTGAAATTCTGGTCATCGGTGGTAACCGATCTGGTAAATCGCTTTCGACGTTTGTGGAAGACGCCCGGTGCGTGACCAACCAAGACCCCCACGGAAAGTACCCAAAGGAAGGCATTCTCGTCATTGTCGGAAAGGACTGGAAGCACATCGGATTAGTATGTGTGCCCCTCCTGTTTCGCGCCGGTGCCTTCCGCATAATCAAAGACGAGAAGACTGGCGAGTGGCGGGCATACGATCCCGCCAACGACGCTCATCGAAAGGCCGAGACGAAGCCAGCCCCTCCGCTGATCCCGCCTCGTCTGGTGAAATCAACGAGTTGGGTACTGAAGTCAGCTAACTACATGCAGTATTGCAAGCTGCACACGGGATGGGAGATTCACTTCTTCTCATCCGAAGGCGATCCCGTACAAGGTTTTCAATGCGACCGTGCCCACATTGACGAGGACGTTAACAACGAGGGGTGGGTTCCAGAGCTTCAAGCACGACTGGTTGATCGCCGTGGAGTATTTTGTTGGTCGGCTATGCCCCATTCGACCAATAACGCCTTGCTGGGTCTGAAGGAACGTGCCGACGCGAGTGAAGAGGCACTGGGCGAGAAGTCGCACATCCGCCAGTTCAAGCTGCGAATGCTCGACAACCCATTCCTCGATACGGAGGAAAAGAAGAAGAGTATCGAGCGGTGGTCTGCTCTGGGCGAGGACGTTCTCCGCATGCGTGCCGAGGGCGACTTCATCACCGACAGCGTGCTGTGCTATCCCAACTTCGACATCCGCATACACGGCATGGACAGATCGGAGTTGCCCGAAGGACAAATACCGCACAACTGGTGCCGCTACGCCGTCATTGACCCGGGCCATGCCGTAACGGCGGTGCTGTTCTGTGCCGTGCCGCCCAACGGGGATTTCTGGCTGTGCTATGACCAGCTTTATCTCCGCCAGTGCAACGCCTCTATCTTTGGCGACGAGTTCTCAAAGCGGGTCCGAGACTGGCATTTCCATGCTTTTCTCATCGACGCCCACGGTGGCCGGTTGCGTGACATCGGCTCTGGCAGGCTCCCGGTCGAGCAGTACACCGAACAGCTGCTGACCAGAAACATCCGCAGCCAGATCACCGGCTCCAGTTTTCTTGCTGGCTGTGATGACATCCCGGCGAGAACCGAGGCTACCCGAACCGCCCTGCACATCCGCCCTGTCGGCACTCCGCAATTGCGAGTGCTGCGGAACTCCTGCCCTGACCTAGAGCGGGAGTTGAAGCGGTACAGAAAGCAGGTGAACTACGTTAGTGGAACGGCCATCGTGACAGACAAGCCGAACACCAAGGGCGAGGTTCACTTGTGCCAGTGCCTTGAGTACCTCTGCGCATACCGCCCAAAGTATCACGCGCCGCCGATCCGAAATGGCGAGCCTGACCCGTGGTGGGTTAAGTGGCAGCGAGAGCGCAAAAAGCGGCTGGGGGAAGGTGGTCCCGGCTATGTATTCTTGGGGCCAAATGGAGGACGTGCCAGTGACAACTGAATGGAAAATGCCGCAGCCGAAGATTGGCGACATCGTGCTGTTTAGCAAGGACTACCAGAACTTCAGCAACCCGGTAGTCGGTTTCGTGATGAAAGAGCCGGGTGCCTCGACCATAAGCATCCTGACGTTCACACCGACCGGGTATTCGATGGTGTACGACAGTTGCCACCATCGGGACGATCCGGCCTTGCACCACGATCACGGATGGCAGGACTTGGGAGCATGGGATTTTGCCCCATCGACCCTGACCATCCGCGAGCTAACAGCGGAGCCAACCAGTGGCCGAAAGCCTTCCAACAAGTAACCCGCTTCGCCAGATCGCCACGACGTGGGTCAAGAAGCTGAAGGCAGCTGAAAAGTACAAGAAACCTTTCAGCGACGATGCCAAAGAAGCGTCCCTGTTCTACGACGGGGATCACAACTGGATGTGGCGAGACAGCTACGCCCGGGGCGAGCGCGGGTACAACTCCAGCATCGCGCCGCCTTCTTTCCGTATGCAACTCAACAAGGTGTTTGAGTTGGTGGAAATCTTCGCGTCCGTGATCTACCACCGCAACCCGGTGCGTAACGTCACAGTCATGCAGCCGCCCGATCTGCCGCTCTCGCAGATGGGCCTCGACCAGCCGCTTGGCCCCAACGGCATGCCCAGCCCAGAGCAGATGGAGATCATCCAAGCTGTCAAGGCCGAGCAGGCCCAGCGGGACGAGCGAGTCATGGCGGCAAAGCTGATGGAGTCCTATTTGAACTGGACCCCACAGGAACTCGATCTGAAGCGTCAGGCCCGCAAGGTGGTGAACGAGGCGATGATCAAGGGCGCGGGCGTGTTCTGGACCGAGCTTGTCACCATCGACACGTCTGGCGATCAGTCCGTGCCGCCGATGCGAATGGTGGGTTCGTTCTACGACAGCGTGGACAACCTCCTCATTGACCCGGATTTCGACAATGAAGATGACAGCTTGTGGTGTGCCCGCAAGTGCGTGCGTCCACTAGAAGAGGTTGCCTCTACCTACGGCATTCCTCCGGAGGACTTGAAGAAGCACCTCGACAGCCAGAACCCTACGCTCCGAAAGGAACCGCAGGGCAAGAAGAAAAAGGACACCACCAACCATCTGGTGACCTTCTACAAGATTTGGTCGAAGACTGGCATGGGCGACCGCTTCAAGGATTCGCCTAAAGAGAACAAAGGCGTCTTCGATTCGGTTGGCAAGTATTGCTATTTGGTCATCTGCGAAGGCGTGGAATATCCGTTGAACCTGCCGCCTTCTGTCATGCAGGAAGAAGTGGACCCGCAGCTTGGTGTACCGTCGAGCCTGCTAACGAGAGTGACGTGGCCGATCCCGTTCTTCTGCGATCCGAACGGCTGGCCGTTCACGATGCTGGCGTTTCATAGGAAGCCCGGCTACGCATGGCCCGTTTCTCACATTCGCCCGGCTATCGGTGAATTGAGGCTCTTGAATTGGTGCTTCAGCTTTCTTGCAACACGCATTGCAACAAGCTGCGAGACCATCGTCGCCGTGCAGAAGGCCGCTGACGAAACGATTAAAGAGCAGCTGCTGGCCCCCAGCGAAGGCGGATTCAAGATTCTTGAACTGTCTGAACTGCTAGGCCGCAGGATTGAGGACATTGTCTCAGTCTTTCAGATGCCACAGGTCACCAAGGACTTGTGGGACATCATCTCGGCCATTCTGGACGAGTTTGCCAAGCGCACGGGTTTGTCCGAACTCGCATTCGGAATGACCCGCCAATCCTTCAGAAGTGCAGCAGAAGCGCAGATCAAGAACGAGAACATCAGTATTCGGCCCGACAACATGGCGAACGAGTTGGAGGACTGCATGTCCCTGCTTGCTCGTCGCGAAGCGTTGGCGGCGCGATGGTTGCTTGAGCCGCAGGACGTGGCCCCGGTGCTTGGAATGATCGGTGCGTCAGGCTGGGCGCAGTTCATCAGCCGCCGCGACTTGATGAGCCTGACTCGCGAACTTCTGTACCGCGTCGAGGCAGGCAGCGCACGCAAGCCGAACAAGTCTTCGCGGGTCGAGCAGATGCAGATGGCGGTGCAGACGCTTGGCCCAATCCTGTCGAACCTCGCTGGCACAGGCGTGACCGAGCCGTTCAACGCCCTGATGCGAGACTGGGCCAACAGCCTCGATGTTGATGCCACGCCATACCTTCTTCCACCTCCTCCCCCGCCCTCGCCCCCTCCTGCGCCGCCCGGTCTCCCCTCCCCTCCGGAGCAGGCAGCGGAGGGGGCGGGTGGCCCCCCGCTCCCGCAGGTTCCCGGTGAACTCCAGCCGCAGGCGTAATGCCACGCCGCTACTGTCGCGAAAGCAAGAGGCGGTCCAATCTCTGGCTGCGTTATCGCATAACGCCAGAGCAGTATGAGTCTCTATACGCGCGGTGCCGTGGCAAGTGCCAAATCTGCGGGGCGAACTACCCGACGTTATGCGTAGACCACTGCCACACAACTAGTCGAATTCGTGGACTTCTGTGCAAGAGGTGCAACCGTGCGATCGGCTTGTTGGGTGACACAGTAGAGGGATTAAGGAAAGCATATGACTACCTCGATCGAGGAACTGCCGTGGGACATCAAAGCTGCGCCGACCGACGTGCAGGCCCACTATCGAAGAATGATCGCAGCGGGCGTGCAGCCACGCGCGGCAGAGATGTTCGCTCTCCAGCAGCCGCCGGGCGTCAAGGGAACCGACAGAACCCTGATGCAGGGGCGATACAACAACGAGCAGTTCGATCAAATGCCGCCGGATCAGGCAAAGAAAATGCTTGCCGACGCCAGAAAGGCCGGGATTAATCCTAACGGCAAATACTATTGCTCTGGCCTCGCAGACAAGCGCGGCGCAGCTGACCCGGGGGCGTGGATCGACAGCGTGGCGGAGGTCAAGAAGGTTGCTGCGATGCGCAACCTGACAGTCACCGGGGCTGTGCAGCACCAAGGCATTCCGCAGCCACGCCCAGAATCGCAGCCTCTCAGCCAACGCCTGACCCGGGAAATGATGCGGGTTGAGAAAAAGCTCCACCCGACCATGAAAAAGGGTGAGTTGCGTGAGTTGGTAATCAGCAAATACGGGCGCAAGAGAAAAGGCAGATGAACACCGCACAGGACATCGTGGCCTACCTCCTCGCATCGTCAGGGGGAGGGGCGCAGGATGGAGAGCATCAAGCCATTCGGCAGGCTGTTCTACACGGTGTTCGCGAGGTAATGCAGTGCCGCAACTGGCTGTGGCACACCCGCACCGGATCGTTCACCACCCAGCAGATCAGCACCACAGGCTCGATCACTGCCGGTAGCAAGAACATCACGGTCGCAAGTACAGAAGGTTTCGTGCCGGGGAGGACGGTCGAAGTGGGAGCCGCCCACTTTCCCACTCCGACGCGGATCGTGTCGATTGCCGGGAATGTTGTCACGGTAGACGTTCCAGCAAGCAAGACCATTAGCGGCATCACGATCAAGCCACAGACCTACTACGACCTGCCGGTTGACCTCAAAGACATCGACACGCTCGTCACCAACACGGTTGGCACGCTCCATTGCTACATCTCCCCACAAGAGTGGCAGCGTCTTGAAATCAACACCCGTGGGGCGGGCGAGCCGTACTACTACACCGTGATGAGATCGGACTTGCAGCCTGACCGCTACCAAATCCGATTCGTTGGCGTGCCCACCACCGACACGGTGGTTCACTACTCCTATCGCATCATTCCGCAGCCCATCAAATACATGGGATATGAGCGGCTGTGCCGACAGGGCACGGTGAGCGTTGCTCTTGTTGGGGCAAGCAATACTCCAGTGGTCACCGGAGTAGGCACCGCATTCCCGCAGGATTGTGCTGGCTCTTATATTCGGTTTGGTGCCGAAGGGATGGATGCGGACCCAATTGGGTCTACTGTTCCGTTCGTGATGGAGCGGCGGATCGAGAAGTGGAACTCAAAAACAGAGATTCTTGTCAGTAGCTCGACCGTCTACAACCGCCCCGGCCCGTATGGCATTCCAAACCCTGACGAGTTTGATGGCGGCGTAGTTGGCACGCCGTCCACGCCATCTGTCATCTACTCCAGCGAAGTGGCCACGCTGCCCGTCAAGTCGAAGTATGCGATTACGGACGTGATCGATGCCTCGCCCCAGATGTACACGGCGATCCTTAGTGCGTGTGAGATGTGGTACGCCCGCGTAGCAGGCAAGCCTGCCGATGCGGCCATGGCGTCTTTTAACCGAGACCTGCGGATCGCGATGGAGAACGACGTGGTGACGCCGCGATCCGGTCGCCCCGTCAGCACGCATTACCCGACGCCCCGCTCGATGGGATGGCACTCGCAACTTGCGCCTGATATCGAATGAAAATACGCCAGTGGCTAGGGTACAACGAAGATGCTTCGCAGTATCTGCTGCGGCCGGGTGAGCTACGCACTCTCAACAACTTGCAGGCCCGCCGCCCCGGCATGCTGATCGCACGCAAAGGGCTGGTCAAAATCTACGGCAAGTACGATGACGAGGCTATCTATGGTCTCTATCGCCGCGCCACGATTCTTGGAAACCCTTCTGACTTCCTGTGGTTCCAGAAGGTTCTTGTCGAGCGGGAGCTAACTGCGGCACAGCTTGCGGCTAGAGAGTCGCTGTATGAGTACGTTTGGATGATCCGGCGGATCGAGGGATACCAGTCCCGCGTTATTGCCACGCTCCCGATATCCCCCAGCGGGCTGACAAACATTTCCAGCATGTCGGTATCAGAAGACCGGCATGGCAGGATGTTCATGTTCTTTGGCCACGGCGAGCGTCCAAAGATTTACCGCCCCACCGACCTTGCCAACGTCGCGTTGGCCATGGGCCTCGATCCCCCGACATCGGCCCCGTCTGTGCTGCCGTCCGGTGGCGGGTTCTTCATCGAAGGCGTAGACGTTCGCAGCGGCGGCGGGTCTTACTACGAACCGCCAGAGCTAACGATTGTTGGCGGCACGCCCGACCGACCGGCCAAGCTGAAGGCATTGGTGCAGTCTGGCAACGTCATCGGCGTCAGCATTGTTGATGGTGGTGCGAACTACAAGACAACGCCGACCATCTCGGTATCTTCCACCAAGATAGGCACGGGCTTTCGTGCAAAGGGCAACGTAAGCGGAAGTGCCCGCACGGTCGAGGGATTCTCTGACACCGACTCTGGAACGATCACCGGGACTGCGGCCATCTCGACCGAGACCTACGGAGCGACGAACGGCACGACTGGCAACAGCATTCTGTACCGCTCGCAGCCGATCTCCGCCAAGGAGAAGGTTGTGTCGAGCAGCGGCGCGACGATGACGCTTGCCAGCGTGACTGGAATCCAAGTTGGCGACATCGTAACCGTCTACCCGAGTGCTGCACCGTTCTCTTCATCCACTGTGACAGTGACTGCCGTCGATGCCACCGCACGAACTGTGACGCTGTCTAGCAGCACGTTTGCCCCGGTTGCAAACACCTACTACGAAGCCACCTTCAAGCGAGCAGCAACAATCTCGCAGGCACCTGCGGAGTATGACTCTGCCCGCAGGAGGTTCTACGCCACGATCCCACTGACCTCGACCTCTTCTGGGAATGGCGCGCAGGCAACGCTTGAGTTTAGCCCGACGCCGCTTGGGTTTGGTCTCAACACCGCTTCCAACTCGTCAATCGCCCTCACCAATCGGAACTTCCAGAGGAACAAGAACGAGAACGGAACCTACGCCGACTACCTGTATGGCGAGTTCTGGTCTGGCTCTGACTTCAATACAAAGGGCAGTGCAGAGAACTCACGCTACGGCGGCTTGCAGGCCAGCGGGTCTCGCTTTGTCCGTGGATTCTCAGGCTCTGTTGGCGGCAGGCGAGCCGACGTGTACTGGCCTGACTACTCAAAGATCAGCGTCTGGTTCTGCACAGGCGTGTATTCAAACAATTTGAATCAGTGGACCCGCGCCGATGTTGAGGTAACGAATGAACCAATTGCCGGAACAGAGAGCTTCGCCAAGGTGCTGAAGTTCCGGCTGCGTCCGACTCGCCGGGCCAAGACTGTTAAGAGCCTTGGTCTGGCCGCGCTCTCCACTGTCTATGAAGACTATGACGATCTGCCGGATGCAGTGGCCCCAGAGGTCAAGCTCTACCTGCGTGAGTGTCCGGAGACGTGGGTAGCTGAAGGCGAGAATTGCCTTCCGACATCAGTCAAAGAAGCTCAGGCCGATCGCCGCCGCTGGTGGGTTTCTGGAACAAACGTGCCACGTCCAATCGTGGACATTGTCCCAGAAGGCGGAACGATGGGGGCCGACGCGGTGACGATCACCGATGCTGGGAGTGGCTGGCAGAGCGGAACTGTGTTTGCATTCCGCATCTATCAGGCCAATGCGTATTCACAGTACACGGACTACAACACAGCTGTAGTGGAGGACTCCGTCAAACGGGGCCATGCCTTCTATGAAGCTGGCAACCGCTTTGTCGAATTCCGGCTGACTGCCAACACGCCAGACACGGGCACGCCGCACGGACCACCAAACTTTCTGGTCACGCCCGCGCAGGTATCTATCGCTGGGTCAGGCTACGCAAGCGGCTCAACCGGCTCGATCACGCTCTTGAAGCGTGCGCAGTCCGGTGCAGTGTC